CTTCTTTCTCAGGAGATTTGATAGGTGGGGGTGGTGGTGCCTCTGTCGTCAACTCCAAATTATTTGGATCATACTCAATAGGATAGAAACTAGGAGTTCCAGCATCACAGAATACTTGTACACCATCTCTATCTTCTTCTTTGAGTGTTTGGTTCTCACTACTATCCCTATGAGACTCAACACATCCAGGTATATTAACAATAGGAACACCCACCTGTGAAGTCACGGGTGGGTAGATTGGCACTGCCGCAGGTGGAGTTTTTAACCAATCAGGTGTATCATTGATGAATAGATTACCAACTTGATTAATCCCGATATCAATATTACCTAACTGGATTTCTGGTATCATTATTAAAATGGCAGTGCGGGTCCAGTAGTTTTAGGCATAGATGGTACAGAAGGCATAACTCCACCAGTAGCACCGGGGAGTTCTGGCATTGAAGAATCTAACATTCCAGGAAGAGCACCAGAAATTGCTTCAGCAGCTGCTCCTGCAACTTGTGATTTTGCATTCTCAATAATAGAATCCTTATTGAGATAGACATATGCACCGCCACCTACAGCAGCAGCAGATACACCAAATGATGCAAGAGCAAGTACATTAATAATTTTTTGCATGTCTATTAATATGTAAGATAGTAAGATTATATATCAAATCAATAAAGTTCCTCTTCTGCTTCTGATTGAATAACGCAATCACTAGTAGGATATGATACACAAAGAAGTGCGAATCCTGCTTCAAGTTGATCATCGTCAAGGAAAGATTGATCTTCCTGATTTACTGTTCCTTCTAACACTTTACCAGCACATGTAGAACATGCACCAGCACGACAGGAATATGGAAGATCGAGTTCTGCTTCGTCTGCTGCGTCAAGGATATAGGTATCCTCATCGCATGAAACAATAGTCTCGGTTCCATCAGAGGAACGAATAGTTACGTTATAAGTTGCCATTGCGATTTAATTTATCAGTTTACATGAATAGTGCCGACCATACCGGCACCTTGGTGTGGACCACAGAAGAAACTATAGTCTCCTGCGTCTGCAAATTTAATGTCTTGCGATTCGCCAGGATTAAACATAAGTGATTCTCTTGAGAGATCAGCACGACCCTCAACAATAATATTGTGAGGAGGCAACATACCATTTACAAAATGTATAGTTTCACCTGCTTCAATTGTAACATCAGATGGGTCAAAAATCAAGTTCCCGCCCGAACCCATTGTGATGTCTACTGCCCATGCTGGAGCAGCAAGAAATAATGTGGCAAGAAATGCAAATAATACTTTCATTTAATCCTCCAAATACTTTTCGATTACTTCGATACGTTCTTCTTCTTTTGCAATTGCATCAATCTGATCCTGGATTGCACCCAGAACGTCAGGATGCTCACCAATACCTACAGGGTTTGCTAGGTATATCTCAATATTCATTTTTGCTTTCTTAATGTTCCCAATGGCAAGTGCCTTGAGAGCATCTAACATTTCTCTTCTCATAATTAGTCTACTAATGTACCGTGTGCTCTACGAATCTCTCGCAGATACTCGAAGTCTTTTTGTTTAGTTCCCCCATCGTAGTTCCAGGCGTATCCCTCGTCAATCATTTGTTCGTTAAGCGACAGGTCTCCATCCCCAATATAAATCCAACCGAGAAGACGCCCGTATTTACCAACACCCCCATCAAGTTCAGTACGGATAATAAGATCATCATCGCCAGAAATCGCCTCTTCCAATTTTGCTTGGAGCCAGTAGGTTGCGTCGATTCCAAGTGCCTTCTCCTCTAAGTTTCTCGTCCTTTTCTCCGGCGTATCAACTCCTGCAACTCTAACTCTTTCTTTCTTGAATAAGTCGAATCCTAAATCCAGAATAAAATCCGCAGTGTCCCCATCAATTATTTTTACAACCTCTACAACTCTAAAATTGTAACAACTCTTTCGACTCGGCGGTGTCATTCTTTCCACAATTCCCACTCCTTTAATGCGTTTTTGAGAACATCCTCTACTGGAGTTCTTTTCCTTTCTGCTTCATACTGTCTGATTTTATCAGTCAGCACACCGATACTCTGCTCGTCTTCAAATTGTTTTGCATCAGCAGCAGTTACAAAACCAATCAGTGTGATAGCAGCAGCAATAACTGCACCAGCACCCCATACCCACTTCTCAAGTTTACGAACTCTATCACGAAGTTCTTCTGTCGTTTGTTCATTATCATCAATGCGATGTTTCAGGAGTGCTATTTCCTGGTCCTGGTTCGCATCCTTCTGATTGATCTGGATATCGCTTCGGATTTCCGACATCTTCTAACTCCTGGAATGCCATACTCATAATGGTATATATGTAATAAGATACTCCAACAAGCAATATTATTAAAATTATAATAACACTCCACACTGGATCACTTACATGATCAAGCGGACGTAATAGTAAATTCACTAGTCTAAATTAAATGTAGATTTTGGCACAAGTTGTTGTGCAATTTTATCTCTCAATGCGTTTATACGCTCTTCATCATATTGTTGAAAATTACCTCTCTTCTCTACTTTTTTATAGTAGTGAAGCGAGTTCAGGATTATTGTGTAATCCTCTATATCTATATCAATCTTCATCACATTCCATCTGCATTGTTGCGATTTCAGCACCTATGTCTGCACCAGTATCTTGACCTAACATTACCATCCAACCAGATATCAACCAACCAACATATGGGATACCTGTAAAGATCGGAGCAATGCCTGATGTAACACTAGCACCTACCATTCTTCCGGTTGATTCTCCAGCGCCCTCCGCTTTGATGCATGCCAGGTTTTGAGCAGTTAACTTTCCCTCAGCACCTCCTAGATGCCTTGCCCCATCCATTGTATATTCTTCTTCAGTTACAATTACTGAGTTACCACCAATACCAAACAACCCATTGTTCTTATTAATATTTCTCCTAACTCCCATGACCTTGGGATCATTAGAACTATATTCTATACTGTATCCGTCTTTACCTGCTTCTACACTATATGAGGTATAGTCACCCACAGGTAAATTTATAATAGGAAGTTTATCCCTACCAATAAGATGTCCCAATAAACCAATATGAGCGACACCGAACAGTGTTCCTACTGTCAGTGCCGCCCACTTAAATGATGATTGTTTGTTAATCATAACTTACATTTTGTAAGGTTCTTCTGCCTTTTCAACCTTTAAGGTTACAGGTGCTTGCTCAATACGGAGAGTTTGATGTGGTGCAGTTTGTGCTGCTTTCTCAATCAGTCTTTCCATCTGGTCTTTAGTGATAGAAGATCCGCCTCCACCTTCACCTGCTTTCTTTGCTGCCTGAACACCAAAAGTCGCAAGCACCCCAGTAAAGACACTCGCGATAAAAGTTGGATCTAGTTTTTGTTCTGGTATACCGAGTGCGGGGGGAAGTTTAATATAAGCGAGCGTGAGTATTCCGCCGCTCCAAACAAGGATGCCAAGCCTAACAAAAGTAGAAAGTATAGCAAGCTGTTCTTCTTTATCATCTGCTGCCTCTTTGATTTTACCTAGAATACCTTTTTTCTTTTCTTCAGGTTTCTTGACTTCTTCTGGCATATTTAATTGGCAAGACAACTCTATTTAGAGATGTAACCCTCTTCAACCAGATATTTACGTGTCAGTGGTGTTGGTTCATAGTCAGTCCACATGGTTCCACGGGCACAAGACTCAAGTGCCTTAGCAGTCATACCTTCAGTTTTACCTGCCCAGTATGCTTCTTTCTCCCAGGGAATTGCTCCAGGTTGATCTCTGTATGTTGATTTTACAATTTCTTGATACAGTGGAGGAACAGAATCTTCAGGCAAAATGATAGCAATCAGAGAGTTATCGATAGTACCTGCCATGCAATCCTGTGCTGCATGCCATCCTTCATGACGCATAACACTCATCAACATTCCAGGTCGATTCATGTATGCTTTATTCAAGAAAAAATTATTACTGACAGTATGATATACTCCACGGTGTCCCACAGGGAAATACTTTTGGTCTGCTAGAAAAACCTTAGCTCCGACCTTGTTAAGTGATCTGACGAGAGAATCAAACTCAGCAGCAATAACGTCATAATTAGTAGCAGGTATCTCAATACTAATATCTGAGATGGATTTAACTTCTTTGACATCTTCTACACACTCTCGAAGCAACATGCATCCCATAGAATGCATTGTAAAATACTCACTATCTTTGAGAGGGGCGGAATGGACAGGTAGGGCAACCGCTGCCGCAACAACCGCCGCTGTAAATAATCTTTTCATTTGTAGTATGCCTCATAGTATTTGACAATTCCATTACTATTTACATGCCCTTGAGAAACCCAATCATGACAGCAGTTTTGGATACTCTCCATA